ATTACGGGGTTGCGGTGCGCACCGGGCATCACTGCGCGATGCCGCTGATGGCATTTTACCAGGTGCCGGCCATGTGCCGTGCGTCGCGTTATCAAACTTTACTCCCCTGTTTCGTATGAAAGCGGCGGCCTGCTCGAACAGGTGACGCTGCGCGAGCCGCTGGTGCGTGACCGTATCGCCTTTTCCAAAGATCGCGGCAGTGAAGAAGAAAAAGAAGCGCGCATGATTGCCCTGTTGTGCAATCTCAGCGAGCAGGATATCTGGCAACTGACCGCGGCGGATTATGCACAGCTGCTGGACGCGTTTAATGTTTTTATGCTCCCGCCCGCGGAGCGACCGAAAAAAGCCTGATCCGGGCGATCCGCTTTCTCGGGCGGCGCCTGCATTTTCCCATGACGGAATACCTGAATATGCCGTTCAGCGTGTTTTCTGATTTTCTCACTGACGAAGTGGAGGCGGTAAATCGTGGCCGGATTAAGCCAGAACCTTAAGGCCGTAATTACCTTTGGCGGTAATATTGATAGTTCATGGAGCCGTTCAGCTAACGGCCTGCAAAAAAGCCTGAAGGATGTCGGTAAGCAGTCGGAAAAGCTGACGAAAGATCAGGCGAAGCTGGCAGCGGAAATCAAGCGGGCAAAGCTCGCCGGGCAAAGCCTTGGCGATCTTAAGCGGCGTTACAGCGATGTATCCCGTGAGATCCGCAAAACTGAAGCCGATCAGCAGAAACTTAACCAGCAGATGCAGAAGACACAACGGCTGGCTGCGTTCAAGGGGGCCGGTAAAGGTCTCTTTCGCCGTGGGCTCGGTATCGCCGGTCAGTTGGGCGGTATGGTGGCCCCGGGGCTGGCGATCGGCGGGGGCGGGATGGTGGCTTCCGCGCTGGGCACCCTGATTGCCCCGGCGACCACCAACGCGGAGACGGCCCGGCGTGCCGGTGTGGCGAAAAGTTATAGCGTAGACATTCCGACGTTTGATGCCTGGGATACGCTCGCAAAACAATACGACATGAACGGGGAGAACATCGGCGATTTGTTCGAGGAGTATCTACACAAGGCGGGGGAGTATAAGCAGAACGGCAAGCAGGGATCGCTTCAGGACGCGTTTGATACGCTGGGGTTTAAGGCGGGAGACTTAGCCGGGCTCAGCGATATGGCTCAGTTTGAGAAAATCGTTGAGCGTGCGCTCAGCCTGCAGGATGAATCGAAAGCCTCGTTTGCGCTGGATTCACTGTTTGGTGGTGAGGCCAGCAAACTGCTCATGCTGATGAAGCAGTCCGGGAAGAGTTACCGCGATCTGATGGACGAGCAGCGCCGGTATAACCTCGTCACGAAAGAGGGAGCTGAAGGTGCGATGGAAGGCAACCGCGCCATTACCAATTTGAAGACCGTCTTTTCTTCTGCAATGGCGGAAATTTCCGGCCAGTTAGGTAACGAGCTGGCACCGGATGTTCGCCATCTCACTGATGATCTGGCGGAGTGGTTCAAAGGCGGCGGGATCAAACGCATTGTCAGTTTCCTTCGCAATGATCTCTATCCGGGTGTGCTGACGGATGACATCCGGTTTCCACGCAATCACTTTCTCTTTCATGTTGAGGAAAATCTCGGAAAGCGACTGCCCGGAGAGGCTACTGCGGCCGAGACCGATAAAGTTATCACCGCCGAGAATGTCCAGTACCGTGGCGCCGTTATCCATAGTGTTACGCTTGATAGCGATGGTTTCTTGCTGAGGTTTATCACCGCGCAGCACGAAGAACAGGTTGCTGCGATCCAGCTTGTTCAACTCATCCCAGGCCGTGTTTTTCATCGCCATCATCGGTTACTTCATCGCAGTATGCGATTGCGGCAACCATCACCATCCTGCTGTCGATCTTTGTCGTCGGTCTGGCGTTGTGGCAGTTCCGCGCCACCAAATCTTTCAAAAATGACGACATGGCGTAGGAGAGAGAACAATGGCTCAATCACAAAGTATTAAACGTGAGAAGTGGATCCGCCTCTCGCTCTCCTGGCTGGTGATCTTGCTGGTGTCCACCATCATTATCTACCCGCTGGTGTGGACGGTAGGCGCGTCGCTTAATGCGGGGAACAGCCTGCTCAGCTCGTCGATCATTCCGGAAAACCTCTCGTTCCAGCACTACGCCGACCTGTTTAACGGCCAG